CAGTCGCGCGAGTTCATGCAGGTGGTCGCGGGGATGGGTGGCCTGGCGTGGCACGAGAACATCGAGCGCAACCTGCGCATGACGCACGGCAAGGTGCGCGTGCGCGGGAAAGGCGAGAAGCGCCCGCTTGCCGCCGATCTCGAGCGTGCCGGGCTCGTCGTGACGTGGTCGAGCTGCGCCGCTGTCCAGGCGCTGCTCGACGGCATCCGCGTGCTGTGCGCGCCCGAATGTTGCGCGACCTACGCAGACCACCGCGGGACGTGGGCGGCGGTGCTGGCAGATAACCAGTGGACGCTCGACGAAATCAGGCACGGCGCCGCGTGGCGCGAATTTACAGGAGACGTCAATGTTTAAGCTCGGACAGAAGGTGCGGGATGCGGTGACCGGATTCGAGGGAACGGCGATAGCGCGCGTCGAATTCCTGAACGGTTGCGTGCAGTTTGCAGTGCAGGGCGTCGTCGGCTCAGACGGAAAGGTGCCTGAAGCGACTTACTTCGATCATCAACGTCTCGAAGCTGTCGACGCTACGCCCCTTTCATTGGCTGCAAGCAACACCGGGGGTCCCCAGCGCGATGTACCTTCGGCCACCTATCGCGGCTGATGCGTAAAGGCTGGTTCCATATCCCGGGTGTGCAGGACGGTGATCGCACCCTCGCGGATCAGATCAAGGGCCTCGAGCCGCTCTTCGCCGAAGTCCAGGGTAAGGCGGTGCTCGACCTCGGCTGCGCCGAAGGGTTGATCGCGCGCGCATGCGCCGTGGCGGGCGCCTTGCGCGTGCACGGCTTCGACTGGCTCGCGCCGAGCATCGCGGCGGGCCGTCAATACTGCTCGCCGTGGCCGGTCGTGCTCGAGCAGGGTGACCTGAACGAGAGCGCGCTGCTGCGCCGGATCGGCTGCATGGAGTGCGACGTGGTGCTCTTGCTCGCGATCCTGCACAAGTTGCGCGAGCCGGGCCTGCTCCTGCGCACGGTTGCGCGCAGAAAGCCCGAACTGGTCGTGGTGCGCCTCCCTCCGGCCACCGCGCCGGTGATCGTCGACGCCCGTAGCGGCAACCGGCCCTGCAACGTGCAGGTGAATCTGGAAACGCACGGCTACACGCTCGAGCAGGTGACGAAGGGCCACTTCGACGAGTGGTGCGGCTATTTCAGGCGCGCGGCATGAGCGGCGAGCTGATCGGCCAGTACCTCAACCTGCATGCCAAGGACCCAGGCGCGTTCCAGGGCTTCTCGGTGCTGCCGTATGCCTGGGAGATCCGCCGCCTCATCAAGGGCACGCACTCCGTGCGCGTCCTCGACTACGGCTGCGGCAAAGGCCTGCAGTACACCGACGACCGTGTCCACGAGTGGTGGGGCGTCAAGCCCACGCTCTACGATCCCGGCGTGATCAAGTTCGCCAACAAGCCCGCCGGCAGCTTCGACGGCGTGATCTGCACCGACGTGCTCGAGCACGTGCCGGAAAAGGAAGTCTCGGCGGTGATCGACGAGCTCATCGGCTACGCCATGCGCTTCGTCTTCATGACCGCCTGCTGCCGGCCGGCCTCGCGGCTGCTGCCCAACGGCACGAACGCGCACTGCACGGTGCGGCCCGAGGCGTGGTGGCGCGACGTGGTCAAGGCCCGCCAGCGCGCCCTCGGCGCCTGCGGCATCCAGGTGGTCCTGCGCATCACGCCCTGACCGATGGGCTGGGGCGACGAGGTGATGGTCACCGGCCAAGTGAGGGTCGCGCACGAGCGCGATCCCGGCGGGCGGCGGGTGCGGGTGCTCGACCGCAACAAGAACGTAAGGGCGCATGCGCTGTGGGAAGGCAACCGCACCATCGTGCAGCCCGGGCAGCACGGCGACTTTCTTTTCGTCGTCAACGGCCCCGGTGCGCGGCCTTACATCGCCGAGAAGCTCGCGCAGCGCTGGGTCTGGAAAGAATGGGAAGAAGGCGGGCCGCCGCGAGGCGAGATCTTCCTGAGCGGTGATGAACGCGACCTCGGCCGGAGATTCTCCGGCCGAATCGTTTTGGAGCCCACGATCAAGGCGCAGGCCTCGCCGAACAAGGCCTGGGGTTGGGTGCGCTGGAACAAGCTCGCCTGGCTGCTGCAGAACCGCGGCCACAAGGTGACGCAGCTCGGGCCGATCGGCACGCCGCTGCTCGATGGCGCTGAGCTCGTCGTCACCAACGGCTTCCGCGAAGCCTGCGCCGTGCTCTCGACCGCGCGCGCGGCCGTGCTGCCCGAAGGCGGCCTGCACCACGCCGCCGCAGCGCTGCGCGTCCCGGCGGTCGTGATTTTCGGCGGCTTCATCGCCCCGATCCACACCGGATACGCCGACCAGGTGAACCTCTTCACCGGCGGCGAGGCGTGCGGCATGCGCGTGCTGTGCGGCCACTGCATCGACGCGATGAAACGGATTCCGCCCGAGCTCGTGGCGGAACGACTTATGGAGGTGTTGCGTGTTCCAGCATCAAGGTATCTGGCTGCCTGACGGCGAGAAGCATTTCCCGCAGTGGATGGACCGCCACGGCGAGCTCGTCGACGGCAAGGGCACGTACCAGATCAAGAAGCTGCGACGCGCGCTGGAGTTCGCACCGAACTTTCGTGTCGCGGTGGATGTCGGCGCGCACGTGGGGCTGTGGTCGATGCAACTGATGAAGCACTTCACCGCGGTTCACGCGTTCGAGCCGGTGACAGCACACGCGGAATGCTTCGCGAAGAATGTCGGCGATCCGGCGCGTAACGTGACGCTGCACCGCCTGGCCCTCGGCGCCGTCCCTGGCCGCGTGCGCATGTCGATCGACCCGGCCGACAGCGGCGGCACGCATGTCGATCCGGTCGCGGAAGACGGCAACGTCAGCCTCTCTAGGCTCGATTCGTTCGTATTCACCGACGTCGACTTCATCAAGATCGACTGCGAGGGCTACGAGCTGCAGGTGCTCCAGGGCGCGGAAGACACCCTCGCGCACTGCAGGCCCTGCGTCATCGTCGAGCAGAAGCCGCACAAGCTGCAGATGAACTACGGCGTGCAGGGCGCGCCCGCGGTCGAGTTCCTCAAGGCGCTGGGCGCGAAGCAGCGCGCCGAGCTCGGCGGCGACTTCATCATGAGCTGGGACTGATGATCCCGATCTTTGTCGGCCTCGATGCCCGCGAGGCGATCGTGCACCACGTGTTCTGCAACTCGATCGCGCGGCGCACCGCTCGCGTCGTCGGCTTCACCCCGCTGTCGCGTGCGGACCACCGCGACGGCAGCAACAGCTTCACCTACGCGCGCTTCATGGTCCCGTTTCTGACCGACTTTCGCGGCTGGGCGATCTACGCCGACGGCGACATGGTGTGCCGTGGCGATATCGCCGAGCTGTGGAACCTGCGCGACGAGCGCTACGCCGTCATGGTCGCGAAGCACGACTACCGCACCCGCTCGCCGGTGAAATATCTCGGTGCCGCAAACCGCGACTATCCGCGTAAGAACTGGTCGAGCGTCATGCTGTGGAACTGCGCGCACCCGTACAACAGCGTGCTGACGCCGTCGTTTGTCGGCACGTGTGACGGCTGGGTAATGCACCGCTTCGGCTGGCTGCCGGACTCGCTCGTCGGCGACCTGCCGCTCGAGTGGAACTGGCTCGTCGGCGAATACCCGCACAACGACCGCGCCAGGCTGTTGCACTACACGCTCGGCGCGCCGTGCTTTGCCGACTATGCGGACTGCGACCACGCGCACGAATGGCACGAGGAGCGCCTGCACATGAGCACCCCGGCATGACCTACGCGCTGCGCGTCATCACGCCGCCGCCCTACGAGGCGATCTCGCTCGACGAGACCAAGCTCTACCTGAACGTCGACGACGACATCATCGAACGCGACGACGAGATCAACGGCTGCATCGCGGCGGCGCGCGGGTGGATAGAGTCGTACACCGGGCTTTCGCTGATTCGGCAGACGTTAGAGATGGCGTTTGACCAATGGCCGCACTGCGGCTATCTCGAGCTCCCGCGCTCGCCGCTGATCTCGATCGATTCGATCAAGTACATCGACCTCAACGGCGTCGAACGGACGTGGGCCGATACGAACTATCAGACCGATCTGGTCAGCGTGCCCGGGCGCATCACTCTCGCGTATGCGGGGCTCTTTCCGAGCAGCTTCCGCTCGGACCTGAACGCCTGGAAGGTTCGCTTCACCGCGGGGCACCCGGTCGGGTCCCCGAACAACGAGGCCGGCTATCGTGAGTCGGTGCCGGCGCTGGCCAGGCTCGCGATGAAGATCTACGCCATGGGCGCATTCGAGGGCGAGCTCGACAAGATGCAGCGCGTGGCCGAGCTGGTGGCGCACCCGCTGCGCACGTCGCTGCTGTGAAAAACCCGCGGCTCCTGCGTCACCGCGTCACGATACAGGCGCTCGTAGCGGGCAGCCCGGCGCGCAAGCCGAACGGCGAGCTTGATGTCGCGTGGACGGATCACCTCACCGGCGTGTCGGCACAGTGGATCACGTTGCGTGGACGCGATCTTTTCGCGGCGC